AAGGCAGTAGGTTCTCTTCTACTATCAATAATACTAGAATTGACTAGATGTGTTCTACTATCACTTCCTATAGATTTACTTTCTACCCTGGTTATCATATCAGTATGAATGTTCTTCACACTGATAATAGTGGATTGCATTGTATTAATATTTCCACTAGATTCAAATGTTCCACTAACATCACTAGCAACATTTCCTTCTAACTGACTATTAGTATTGCTGGTTGTAAGTCTAAAGACTTTCTTACCAACTTCAAATTTTGGAGTGGTTATATCATTAGGATTGGGTATAAAGAATGAACCAACAATACTTCCTAAATTATCACTTCTAAGTCTTATGTTAGAAATTGAAGCTTGAGCACTAGATGTTTGTCCTACTAATTTAAGACCTTTTTCAATATATCCAAAATAAGTATTATCTGCTTTTTCAGATAAGGAATCCAAATCTACATTTAAAATAGTTGAGGTTGATGAATATAATTCAGGAATAGTGCTAAGATCAGATGAAGCTGATGCATCAGTAGATCCATTAGATGAAGAATCTGGTACAATAGTATCAACTAAAATAGAAACACCTTTAGTCAATGCAGTAAATTGATAGTATGGATTTACACTATAAACTTCATTAGGTTCTAATGGATTACCTCTCTTATGATTTGATTGAGCTACTTTAAATCTAATTAATTCTTTTCCTTCACTATTAGTTCCAACAACATCTTCACCAACTTGGAATGTTCCAGTTGTCATAGAAATTTCAACAAGTTTAGGTATAATGTATTTTGCTACATCTTGCCCATCAAAGAATGCATAAAGACCAGTTGAAGGCTTAAGAGTTCTAGCATCAAATTTGATGTTTCTAGATCTCATATGAGCACCTATTTCAGTATTAATTACCTTAGGTCCTTCATTAATAGTACTAAATGTCTCTTTAACTAATTTTCTAGTTGCCTTTCTTTCAGAAGATCCAGTTCTAGTTTGACTTACAAAAGTTTCTCTTACTAAATTATTTCCCCTCCAACTATCATCAATCCAAGAAGATCCTACATTACTCCAACCTGTCCAATTATCAGCCCATCCTCCCCAAGTTACTGGTCCATATCCAGCTCTTGAATCAAATCCTGCTTGATCTAATTGTTCTGAATTTTCAGTATAAGTAATAAGATCTTCATTCTTAGCTTCAAGTACAACCTGGTCAACCCATATATCAGAATCTGGAGTTAAAGTTAATGTTCCTCCATAGTAACTTACAAGATAAGGAGTAACATTTTCTACTCTAGTAGCATAAAGCTGTGATACATGCACAACTTCAGTATAATCTAAAGTCAATACTTGACCAGTTCTTCTAATACCATTAAAACTAGTATTGTCTATTTTAAGATCCAATTCAGTAGTGAAAGGAGCAGGTCTTAACTCACCATTATGATAGTCAATAGAATTTTTTACAATTGTTTTCTTAAGTTGATTTTCTGTATCAGAGAAATCATCTACAAAGAAACCAGATTTAAATCTATTCAATCCATCAGCATCAGTGATCTGCATATTCAAAGTTTCATTCTCTAGTAAAGAGAGTGATGTATAAAATTCTAAATTTTCAATTCTCTTCTCAAGTTTATTGATATCACTCATCTGATATCTCTTATAAGATGCAAGTGTAATACTTGCATTCTGAACATTGAAAAGATATGCAGGAAGTTTTATAGAAGCTATTTCCAAAGCTCCATCAATAGGAACAGGCCATTCTGGACTTTCTGCTGGAATACCATTAACCAACTGGAAGGTTCCATTTTTAGTGAGATATATTTTATCTAATCTAGGAAGATAGAATGAATAATCTATTAAAAGAGATCTATCAGATGCTAAAATATTTTGTGCAGAGTTTCCAGATGCAGTAAAAGATCTACCTAAAAATTCAAAAGGAGACCTGGAAGTTCCTGAAAAATCAGAAACTCTAGGTCTTATATCAATAATATCACTTACTCTAGAATTATTAATTACAGGCAAATTATCATATTTAAAATTATCATAAGAATTGACAGTTGTAATATCCCCAGTATCTGATCCTGCAAAATATGCTGATTCAAATACTACTTTTAATTTTTTATATGGTGCATCATAACCATCCTTTCTTATGAGTCTTGAATAATCATAAATTGTACTTCTTTGTCCATCATCATAATTAAATTCATCAGTGATATTATTAGAACCTAATGTAATAGATCCTATTGTAGCAGTAATTCCAGATTCTCTAAAAGTAACTGTTTCTCCTATTTGGAAAGTAAAATCATTTAAAAGAATATAATCAACAGCAGAATCTGTGCTCTTACTAACATATATTCCAATGCAGTTGCTATTATTTCCAATAAAGGTATCTCCAATTAAAAGATCACCTGTTTTTGCTGATGGACTATTGATAAAACTAAATGTGATTACAGGTAAAGCTGCAGCATTAGTATCTGATGATTCAAATACTCCATGTATTTTCATAACATCAGGAGTATTTAATGAAATTTCAGCATCTTGTACCCTAGTGCCATATACTGTATTATAAGTAAGACCATCATTTAAAGTTGTAGTTCCTATACCAGATATGGAACTAGCAGATCCTACTATATTAAGAACATTAATTTTTTGTTTTTCTTTAATTTTTGATTTTACATTTATTTTACGTAATGTAGCTGTCAACTTAGCTGGACTATTTGTTCCTAATCCATTTATTACTAGTTGAGTAGATCCTTCATTAAAATCAAACTTATCAGATGATAAAGACTCTGTTGTACCATCAGTTCTTATTAAAATATAATCTTCTTCATCATAAGGTAAGAATGTCTCAGATGCATTTCCAGTACTAATAGTTTCAGTAGAATTATCTGTTATAGTTACATCAAATTGTTTTCTGATTGTGATATGAGAATTTGTTAAATCTATATTTGATATATTCTTTTTAGGTAGTTCTGTGTATAAATTATTATCAGTAGAAGATTGGAATTGGGAAGTTAATATTCTAAAATTAGATGGATTTATTTCACCTGAAGTAGCATCACCAGCTATAATAGTAGGTAGTCCACCATCACAAACACCAGAAACTGTAGTAACTCCAGAAATAGTCAAAGAACTTTGAGAAACACTCTCAATTCTTGCATAAGAAGGAAGAGTTTTACCTGGATTTGTATATTCTACAATATTACCAACAGTAGCAATTCCTACAAAAAATTGACTAAGATCAGTATTAGTGACTGTGGAGATTCCTATATAGGTTCCACTAGTTGTTGCTGCGCTAATATTGACTTGACCAAGACTAGAGAATAAAGTTTGCTTTACATCAGCATTAAAAGTACTTGCTGTACTTACAGTACCATTAATAGACTTAATATCACTAGTGGTATAAGATGTAGATCCTGCAGAAATATTTCCACTTTCTACTCCATTAAATATTAATTGCTCACCAGTAACAAATGTTCCTTTAGTATTATAAGCAGTAATAGCAGTACCAACAGAATTATATCTTAAATATCCTATAGCACCACTAGATTTTCCTTTAATTTGAGTTGGAACAACTAAAGCATTTACTGGATTAGTATTTAAAGTTATATTAGTATAAGTTTGTATATCATATAAAGAAATATCCCATTCATTTTCATCAGCATTAGAAGCATTATAAGAACCAGATTCTAAAGCAAAATCATATACGCGTGCCAATCCTATCTCTTTACCAGCAGCAGTAGTACCTGCAGCACCAACCCTTTGATCTCTTAGACTTACTGTATAATCAGTTCCTATTCCTATTATAGGAGATCCAGAAACTCTATTCAAAGTAAATGTAGGACCAGTAACATAATTAATACTCTGATCTTCTAAAAGTTTTGTAGTTCTTGGTTTTTGAAAATCTAAAAAAGTAGGAGTTATAGTTTCTACTTCAAAACCTTCAACATAAGCTTTTCCTGGTGATAATTTATATGTTCCTAAATCATCACTGGGAGTATTGTTATTATACGTTGTTTGGTTGGGATTAAAGATTCCATTATTTCCCTCATAATCATTTAAAGTATTTTTAGCAATAAGTGAAAATGGTTTAGTATAATAGTTACCAGATTCATCAAATGTCCTTCTAGCTAATTCATTTGCTAATTCATTATAATCAGTTTCATCGCGCACATAAATCAATTGCCCCCTTCTAATCTCCATTAATTCTATGAAGTTAGATGGTTTTGACTCTGTTGGTTCTATTGCTACTAACTGAACATTAATATTTAATCTATCAGCACCAGGCGCAGTATAGTTATTAAATCCAGATGCATTATCTGTTAGACTTTCATCTAGATCAGAAGTAACAATATTTTCTCTAACTTTCAATCCAACCTTAAAACTTACATCACTACTATAAGGATCTAGAATTATAGTTTGTGCTTTTACATCTACAAAATATCCTCTTACGAAATATATACCTTCAGATAATACAGCAGCAGATCCAGTAAATGCACATTCACCATTAACTACTTGAGCAACAGGTTCTCCTGGTTGAAAAGTGGTTCCTCCTTTTGTAGTTACTACTTCATTATCTAATAATAAACTCTCTCCAGATGTAAATACTTCATTATCTTCACCACCAGTGCTTAAATATCTAACAAATACAACATACCAACTTGCATTCAAAGATGTGGTAATAAATGATTTTATCTTAGCTTTTATTCCTGATTGACTACCTATTATTACTTGACCTATCAATCTATCAAGATAACTACGTACATCTATTCCTTCATTAGATCTCTGAATTCTAATAGAAGTATATCCACCATTATATCTAACTCCACCTCCAGTTACAGAAGCACCATCTTTAAAAACATGTTGACCAAATTTTTCAATCTGATCTTGAAGAACAGATTGAATTCCTGTTAATTCTCTTGCCTGTACTGGCAATCCAGGTTTAAATAATATCTTACAATAATTATTAGTAGTATCAAAATCGTCAAAATAAGGAGCGACGTTTAAATTAGTTTCCTGAGGCATGATTCTTTAGAATTGCAAAATGACTTTGATATCTTCTCTTTGGTTAGCAGACCTAGTAATAGAAGGTCTGTTATCAACATAAATTATATTTCCAGAGTATTTCTTAACTTCAGGGTTAGAGACTCCTTGATTAAAACTCTGTCCAAGGTAATATGTTCTATTATTTATTATGGTACTTATACCAGGACTTGATGCTGTACCAAAATTAGTATCTATCCCCAGAGTACCCTCATTACTAGTAATATTTACGTTTCCACCAGTTGTTGGATTTGCTGTAAATGAATGTAATGAGAAACCATATGTTGGATCTGTTTTTAAAGAACCATCAGTATTAAATCCAACCAAACTCTTATCCTGCCAATATTTCAAAACTCCTGTAGTTTGATCATAAGAGACTACTCTACCAACAGCAGTAGATCCCAGACCTACAGTTTGAGTGACCTGCCCATCTAGATTGAAAGTAGCAGTTGTATAACCTGCTCCAATCAATTTTAATGCATATAAAGCACTAGCTTTAGATAAAGTTAAATTTGAAGTTGAATCATATGCTTGTGGATTTTCTACAATACCTATTCTAGCAACTTGGTTTCCTGTTATAAAATCAGGGTTTTCTGTATCATTTTCAATTTTAGAGAAAACTAAAACATTACTTGCTCCCAACTCCCTATAAACATCTGCACCATGTCCACCTTGAGGTGGAACAATAACATTAAAAACTGGAGTGGTGGTTCCTACAGGAACTCCACCAGCAACTAAATCTATAGTACCATAAGTATATCCAGAACCACCCTTTGCAATATTAATAGACTCAACTTTAGCATCATTATTAATAACAATAGTTGCTTCAGCACCAGAACCATCTCCATTTACAGGGACTCCTGTATAAGTTCTGTTAGCAGTTCCTATTCCAGATCCTCTATTAATAATAGTAGCAATTTTTAATTGTCCACTACTAGATGCATTATCTCTTACAGCAGCATTATCTGAACTTGTTTCCCAATCATTAGGTACAGGTATAAAGTTAGTAGAATCAAATTTAGCAATATCACCTGGTTTGATAGTATAAAGATATTTCCAAATATAACCATCTCCACTATCACCTGCTGTTTTAGGTTCTAAATCTGTAAATGTAGGTTGGTCTAGTGAAGGTCTTCCTGTAGTATTTTCTGGGTCTGTACCATTTTGTAGATC